AGGGAGATATCGTAGGCTTCAAACAGAACAGAGACTACAGAATAAAAATAGACGGTAAGGAGTACTTCAGAACTCGTGCAGTCGACCTAATGTATATAATTGAATAAAATATGTGGAACAAAGAAGAACTATGGGAGCAGCTCGCAGATAACGAGTGCTTACTAGCTGACGGCTTCAACGAAGCTGTTATCGGAATTACATTTGGTGTAAACGCTACAGCTGTATACAGTGTAAGTAAAGTCCTTGATATCCTTGTAGAAGAGGGTATGAGTATAGAGGATGCTATTGAGCACTTCGAATACAACATTGGTGGCAGCTACATAGGAGAAAAGACACCTATATGGGTTTACGATTTAGATGAGCAAGAGTAAGTTTACAACTATCTCAGCTTCTGAAAGACTTATGAGAAGTATGGAGGTAGCTATCAACAACATGATAGAAGAAGTGAAGAAGCCTGTTGATCCAGAAATCAACGGTAGTGCTAGAAAAGCAGAGCTTCAATCTATCAAGCAGACAGCTACAGACTGTAAAGAGCTTATCATAGAGAGACAGAGATTAGAGCAAATGGTAAAAGACCTCAAGAACAACGGTGAGATAAATCAAGGCGGTGACTACAGCGGTGGTTTTGCCGAAAGGTTTTCTAAATAAATACTAAAATGAAAAAGCAAATTAAATTCAACGTCGAAGCCAAGGCTTCGCTTAGAGCTGGAGTTGATGCTCTAGCTAATGCAGTTAAAGTAACACTTGGACCTAAGGGACGTAACGTAGTGATACAGAAGAGTTTCGGTGCACCTCATGTAACTAAAGATGGGGTTAGTGTTGCTAGAGAAGTTTTCCTACCAGACCCTGTAGAGAACATGGGCGCTCAAATGGTAAAGGAGGTAGCGTCACGAACATCCGACGTAGCTGGAGACGGTACTACTACAGCAACCGTTATAGCACAATCTCTAATCGAACTGGGCATGAAGAAAGTCCTTGAGGGCTCTTCTCCTATCGATATTAAAAGAGGTATGGATATAACGCTTCAGTCAGCTATAAAATCTATAGAGAAGAACAGCACTCCAGTAGGTTCTAATAGTGATGAAATTGCACAAGTTGCAACGATCTCTGCTAACAACGATAAAGAGATTGGCGACTTAATAGCAGAAGCTATGTCTAAGGTTGGTAAAGAAGGTGTTATTACTGTAGAAGAAGCCAAGGGTATGAGCACAACTATAGATGTTGTAGAGGGCATGAAGATCGATAGAGGGTACCTAAGTCCTTACTTCGCTACTAACCCAGAAAAGATGGAGGCTGAACTTATCAACCCATTTATTATGCTGGTAGACCAAACAGTAAGCAAAATGTCTGACATAATTCGAGCTCTTGAGTTAACAGCTAAAGCAAACAGACCGCTTCTTCTAATTGCAGAAAACGTAGAAGGTGAGGCTCTTAGTTCTTTAGTAGTAAACAGAGTGAGAGGAAATATTCAGGTTGCTGCGATCAAAGCACCTTCCTTTGGTGACAATAAAACTAGCATCCTAGAAGATATTGGAATCCTTACCAATGGGATTGTTATATCTGAAAAAATGGGTGTTGATTACAGCTCAGTAAGTCTAAGTCAATTAGGTGAAGCTGATAAGGTGATTATTACAAAAGACAGCACAACTATCGTAAACGGTAAAGGTGATTCTGAAGCTATTGAAACAAGAGCTAACGAGTTACGCCAACAGAAAGAAACAGATAGGCTTGCTAGATTCGCTGGTGGGGTAGCTGTACTAAAGATTGGTGCTGCTACAGAAGTAGAGATGAAGGAAAAGAAAGATAGAGTAGACGACGCTCTAGCTGCAACAAAAGCTGCTGTTGAAGAAGGTGTTCTTGCAGGTGGTGGCGTGGCATGTATGCAGGCTGTATATGATGCTGTTGACGAAAGTACGCTACCAGACGGAGAAAAAAATGGGATGTTTATCTTAGCTGAAGCAGCGAAAGCTCCGCTTATGCAGATAGCAAAGAACGCTGGGTATGATCCTAAAGAAGTTCACTTAAAAACTTTAGCTGAACCTCGTGGACATGGATTCAATGCTAAGACTGGTGAGTACGGAGACATGCTGAAGATGGGTGTTGTAGACCCAGCTAAGGTAACTCGTGTGGCGCTAGAGAATGCTGTATCTATCGCAGGTATGGTTCTACTAACGGAATGCACTATGTCAATTATGCAGGAATAAGATATGTCGGCCCTACTTGAACTTAAAGATTATGAAGAACCTGCTGTTAAGATTTGTCCCAGTGGTACGGAGGGTGAAGTTATCGAACTCGGTGGGCTACTCATTTGTCTTCCGAAAAGGCCGCCTAAGAAACAAATTCAAGGACATAGCAAATCAAAGCTTCTGCAAATGTGGGAGAGGATATCTATGCCGAAGGAACTGTCTCGTGTTCGTTCTATGGATGAGTGGGCTGAAATGCCAAGGGAGTTCAGAGAGAAGTTTCGTCCATATATCGAAGAAGAGTTTAGGCGTAGGCGTGAGGGCTTTTGGTTTTATAACAACGGTACACCTACATATATTACGGGGAGGCACTACATGATGCTTCAGTGGACCAAGCTAGACATCGGATATCCTAACTTCTTAAACTTTCAACGTGAGATCTTTTTACATATGGCTGCGTGCGAAGCTGATCCACGTTGTATTGGTCAGCTTTACACTAAGTGCCGTCGTTCTGGTTATACTAATATCTGCTCTTCTGTACTTGTTGATGAAGCGACGCAAGTCAAAGATAAGCTTCTTGGCATACAGTCGAAAACTGGTAAGGATGCTCAGGAGAATATCTTCATGAAAAAGGTGGTGTATATGTTCCGTAACTACCCATTCTTTTTCAAACCTATTCAGGATGGTACGACTAACCCACGTATGGAGTTAGCGTTCCGTGAACCATCGAAGCGCATAACTAAAAACAATAAAACATCTCAGATAGGTGAAGCACTCAATACCGTAATCAATTGGAAGAACACAACCAATAACGCATACGATGGTGAAAAACTCCATATCATGTACCTCGATGAGGCAGGTAAGTGGGAGAAGCCTACAGATATAAGAGATGCTTGGAGGATACAGAGAACCTGCTTGATTGTAGGTAGAAAGATTATTGGTAAAGCGCTGGTAGGCAGTACCGTAAACCCTATGGATAAGGGAGGTAAGGAGTACAAAGATCTTTGGGAAGACTCTAATCCAGACGAAAGAAATTCTAACGGAAGAACTAGATCTGGTTTGTACAGGCTGTTTATTCCTGCGTATGATTCGCTTGAGGGTTTTTTCGATAAGTATGGACATCCTGTTGCAGAAGATCCTACTTCAGTCATAGAAGGGCTAGATGGTGAAGACATTATATTCGGATCAAAGACTTTCCTGAAGAATGAAAGAGACAGCCTCAAAGACGATCCATCAGAGCTTAACGAGGTTACTCGACAGTTTCCTTTCACAGAGGATGAAGCATTCAGAGATAGTATTGATGGTAGCCTATTTAACATCGGTCAGATATACGAACAGATACAACATAATGATGAACTATTTCCAAACCCTGTAGTAGTAGGAAACTTTGTTTGGAAGAATGGTGTGGCTGATACCGAGGTAGTATTTAAACCAGATCCGCAAGGCAGGTTTAGAGTAGCTTGGATGCCACCACAAGAATTAAGAAACATAAAGAAGTATGAGCGAGGAAAGCTTGTACCACCGAATGCAGAGCTAGGAGTGGGAGGCGTCGACTCCTACGACCTTGACGCCACCGTCGACGGACGAGGGTCAAAGGGAGCGTTACACCTTTACAACAAATTTCATATGGAGCATCCAGCAAATATGTTTGTATTGGAGTATGCGTCTCGTCCACCTCTAGCTAAAATCTTCTACGAAGATGTATTGATGGCTTCTGTATTTTACGGTTACCCAATATTAATCGAGAACAATAAGTACGGTATCGCAAGACACTTTGAATCAAGGGGTTACGACGGTTACTTACTTGGTAGGCCTGCGCACTTATCTTCACCTAACTCTAAGGTTAACGTAAAGACAAAAGGTATACCTTCTAACTCTAACGATGTAATACAAGCTCATGCTCACGCCATAGAAGCATACATACACAATCACGTAGGATTCAACAGAGAAACTGGTGAGATGGGTAGAATGTATTTTAACAGAACTTTAGAAGACTGGATTGGATTTAACATCACAAACAGAACAAAGTTTGACTTGACTATCAGTGCAGGTTTGGCCCTACTTGGTGCGCAAAAAGTCAAGCAAAAGAAAAAGCCAAGCAACTTCAATGAGAAGAAGTTCTTTAGGAGATATAAGCCAATCTCTTGAAAACAGCAGATTTAGTATATTTGCAAAAATAGAATCCCTTGATGTATAATAGTAATAAGAAAAAGTCAGGCTTCCCTGATGCGCTTGCACCACAGCAAGCCAAGTCTCAAGAAGCTTACGGACTGCAATATGCAAAAGCCATTGAGTCACAGTGGGGTACAAGACATAATGCTAGTTCTATGATTAGTAAGCGTAATAAGATATTCGATAGGAATAGAGATTACGCTAACGGAACTCAAGATACAAACATCTATAAGCAGATCTTAACGAACCTTGATGCGAACAACGCAGACGGTAGTTTAGTTAATTTGGATTTCACTCCAGTACCTATCCTTCCTAAGTTTGCTCGAGTCGTTACAAACAAGATCTTGTCTCGCAACCCATATCCAAACCTTGAGGCTATCGATCCTCTTTCATCTTCTGAAAAGAACAAAGAGAAGCAGCGAATTAAAACTCAAGTTGCTGTAAAAGAAGATCTTATGGATCTAAAGCAGGAGACTGGAGGCCTTGTACTAGATGAAGATCCAGACAAGTTGCCCGATACATTAGAGGAAGCGGATATCTTTTTAGACACCAACATTAAAACTGACGCTGAGATTGCAGCTCAGATTGGTACAAACTTAACTCTATCTTGGAACAACTTTACTGATAGCATCTACAGAAGAAACGTAAAGGACTTAGTAGATATTGGTATATGTGTTACTAGAAGAACAAACGATCCTAGCTACGGAATCAAGACAGACTACGTTGATCCAGCTACATTCGTTCATAGCTACACAGAAGATCCAAGCTTTGGGGATTTGGTATATGCAGGTCATATTAAAAATATGACTATTCTTGAACTTAAGCGTATTGCAGGAGATAAGTTTACAGAAGAGGAGTACAAGAGTATTGCAATAGAAGCAGCAAGAAGTAAGTCTCAGGATACGTCTAATTTTTATAGAACTCATCACGACTCTGTAAACAATAGAAGTTCATATGGTTATGATGAGTATAGAATTGAAGTACTAGACTTCGAGTTTATCTCTGTTGACTGTATGCACTTTGAAGAAAAAGAAAATAGATACGGTAATGTAAACTTCTTTTATGAGGGGTTTAATTACAAGGAGAAGACTGGAGGCGTGTTCGAAAGAAAGCCTCACCGCATGGATATTGAAACTGTGTACGGAGGCATGTATGTGCTAGGTGCTAAGAAGCTGTTTAACTACGGCCTTAAGACTAATGTGCCTAGAAATATGCACGACATAGGTAGAACTAGATTAGGGTATTCTGTAGTCGCAACGAACTTCAGAAACATGATGCCTAAGTCTATGGTAGATAGCTGTATAGGTTTTGCAGATATGCTGCAGATCACACACCTGAAGCTTCAGCAAGCAATCGCTAAAGCAAAGCCTGATGGACTTATCATTGACATTGAAGGACTAGAGAATGTCCAGCTCGGTAAGGGTGGTGAGTTACAACCGTTAGAGTTACACGACATCTACGAGCAGACAGGTGTATTCTACTACAGAAGTAAGAACCCAGAAGGAGGTTTCCAAAACCCACCTGTACGTGAAATAGGAAACAGCATCCGTAATATCAATGAGCTTATTGGTATCTACAATCACTACCTGAGACTTATCAGAGATACTACAGGAATTAACGAAGCGATGGATGCATCTACTCCTAAGGGTGATGCACTTGTTGGTGTTAGAGAACAGGCTATTGCTGCAGGTAACAATGCTATATATGATATTACAAATGCATCTATGATTCTGTTCAAGAAGGTTTGCTCTGACATCGTTAAGTGTTTGCAGATTATACCACCTAACTCAGTACTAATGAAGATCTACCAAAACGCTATTGGTGAATCTAATATGAATGTTCTAAGTTCTTTCAGTGACCTACCAATGTTTAACTTCGGTGTCACTGTACAGAAGGAGATGGAAGATAAAGAGAAGGCGTATCTGGAGCAGAATATTCAAATAGCCTTGCAACAGAAAGAGCTAGATATTGAAGATGCTATTGCCATCAGAAACCTTAAGGATATAAATCAAGCTGAAAGACTTCTTGTGGTAAGACGTAAGAAGAGAATAAAGAGAATGCAGGATCAAGCTATGCAAAACTCTCAAGTTCAATCGCAGCAAGCTCAACAAGCTTCTCAGGCGGCCTCTCAAGCTAGACAGCAAGAGATGCAAATGGAGGCTCAGATAGAAGCTCAAAAGCTACAGATGAAAGCTCAGCTAGATATTCAGGTTGCTCAGGCTCGTCATCAGTTACAAAAGGAGATTGAAATGATCAGAGCGCAGGCTACATTAGGATTTAAGACTGATGATCAAGAGTTCAAAGAAAAGATTGAGGTGCTAAAAGAGGATAGAAAAGACAATAGAGTTAAAAAGCAAGCTAAAGAACAAAGCAAGCTAATATCTCAAAGACAGGGAAAAAGAGGTGAGTTAGAGAATGAGTCTAACGAAACCGCTGAAAAAATAATCGAAGATATATTAGAACAATAATGGCTAGAGTAAACTTAGACATATCAAAGAATCTTGACATCACATGCAGACGAGGTGATTCTTTTAGCTTAACATTAACATTGAAGGATTCAAGCGGTAGCGCTATTAATCTTCACGGTGGTAATGAAGCTACATTCTTTATGCTGGTAACAAAAGCTAACCCAGCTGTAGTTGCACTAGCTACTGATGGGCTCGAAGAGTCTGCAGATAGACTGGCTGAGATATCAGTTTCTATAACTGACACATCAGATACTACATCAAGTGATGCTACTGGTATCGTAAAGTTTGAAGCTTCTGCTGCAGATATGAAAGCTGTAGATAGCGGTAGATACAAGTATGATATTCAGTACGTTGATACAAACGCTGCTAACAATGTAGACTCTGCTAACAAAGCAACAACTATACTTACTGGAAGCTTTGTAATTAATAGCGACGCTAGTAACGTTTAATCATGGATGTAACACTTTCTATATCTTCAGGATCTATCGGTGTGTCTGAAGCAACCGTAGTAAACGCAACCGCATCTTTACCTTCAGCTATAACAGCAACACCTAGTAGATCGACAATACAAGTAGAGGTGACTCACTCTGTAAACTCTTTAAGATGATTCGTAAATTACTTATTACCAACCTTTTATCTTTATTTACATTAACCTCAGCTTTAGGTCAAGGTAGCTGGCTAGATGTAGCTGTACAGGCTGATCAATATCCAAATGAAACTTCTTGGGTCATTATGCAAGACGATAGTGTTCTTGTAACAAGCCCACAGTATCAGCCTAATCAATATCTAACTACACCAGTCTTCTTACCAGCAGGTGATTACACTTTCATCATTAGTGATGTTTTTGGTGACGGTATATGTTGTGAGTTCGGTGAGGGTAACTACGAGCTGAAGAACTTCTGCGGATTGTACGAAGCAAACTTTGAGTTTAACACAGCTGCAGATACAGTTGACTTTACTCTTGAGCCTTGCGAAGTCCCTGTGTTCGGATGTATGAATGAGTTGGCTAACAACTTTAACCCATGGGCTAATATAGATAACGGAAGCTGTAATGTTGTATCGTGTAACGAGGATCAGGCTCTAGTAACTATGGAGCTGACTCTTGATACTTGGCCTAACGAAACTGGATTCACGCTAGTAAACCTATCAAATGGACAGCCTTATCACGAGGTGCTTGTTAACGAGTATAACTTCGGTGATCAGATGCTGACTTACACTTATGACTTCTGTGTGGATCTAGGGTTTGAGCTAATCCTATACGATCTATTTGGTGATGGACTAAACGGTTCTGCGTCAGGCGGTCAGGATGGAGCGTGTGTAATTACTTCATGCGACAGTATTCTATGGGAGCTTGAAGACTTAGCCTTTGAGGAATGGGATGGTATCGTTATGTACTCTGGTCCTATCTTCACTGAACCATGTGAGCCAGATCCAGATGTGGTTGGCTGTATGGATGACGACTACGTAGATTATAACCCACTTGCTACTATTCAAGACACTTGTATGACATTGCATACTTGGGGATGTGTAGATCCAACAGCCTTGAACTACGATAGTCTTGCTACTATAGCTGACTACGACAGTCCTTGTACTCTTGAGATTATACTTGAGGATGACGCTGGTGACGGATGGGGAGCATCTACTATCGGCATGGTGCAAGGCGATCAGCAGTGGTTATTCAGTGTAAGCCCTAATGAGTTCTCTCATACGTGGGAGCTAACGCTAGACTCTGATGAAGAGGTTGACGTATACTACTTCCAAGCTGGTACTCAGCAGCAGTCTCCACAGGAGCTTGCTTTCCAGACTCTTCACAACTCTATACTTGTCCTGAATGAAAACGGTGACACGCTTCTAACGGAAGGTGATAATCCATTCATTAACAACGGACAAAGCGCACTACAACCATTCTCTACTCCAGAGTGGACGATATACCACTTCACTCCATTCTGTGGAGATGGGTGTATTCCTCACATCTACGGATGTACTGATCCAGTAGCTTGTGATTACGACGAAGAAGCTAACACGAATACTGAGTGTACATACCCTGTACAATACTATGACTGTATGAATCATTGTATCAACGATACTGATGGTGACGGTATCTGTGATGAGCTAGAGGTAGTAGGCTGTCAAGACCCGACCGCTTTCAACTACGACGCTACTGCTACTGATGCAGGTGAGTGTATTGAAGTAGCGTTTGGGTGTACTGATCCTACGATGTTTAACTACGATCCTAGCGCCAATACAGACAACGGTAGCTGTATTGAATACATCTACGGATGTATGGATCCACTAGCACTTAACTACGATGAGAACGCTAATACCGATAACGGAAATTGCATTGATCCAGTAGCAGGATGTATGGACTTAGATGCATACAACTTTGATCCACTAGCTAATGTAGCAGATAACGAGAATTGTTTGTACGAAGCTGAGGACTGTGTTACTGGACTAGGAGAACCATACGGAGACGGTTACTGGTTAAACGACTCTTGCTTTGCTTGGGTTATCGAAATAGACGCTTACTGCTGTGAGGTTGAATGGGATGGTTCGTGTGTTAGTTTATATGACTACTGCAATCAAGGATGGCCATTAGGAATACCTACTGACAACGTTAGAGACTTTGCTATCTACCCTAACCCAACAAACAGCTTCTTAAACATACAGGCGCCACAGGGGTCTATTACAAGAGTTTACAACGCATTTGGTCAACTTGTAGTAGCTGACACTAGAGAAACTATTATCGACCTCAGAGAGCTCCCTAACGGAGTGTACGAGGTTATTGTATTATATAACGGAATTATTATCAACCAAAAAATTATCAAATCATGATTAATTGGATAAACAGCTGGAAGGCTACAAACAAAAAGAGCAAGTACGAACTTAACCTTAGACTAGGTACTGTTACTGTACTTGAAGTTAAGGCTTGCCTATTCTGCGAAGAAGGATGTACTAATAAGAAGTTTAGACTTATGGTCTTCAACTTCGGATTTGAAATCTAATGACAGAGAAGAAGGACTTAACTGCAGTTGTGTATGCTCTATTGATGCTGGTAGTTTTTCTGCTAGGGTCAACTCAAGCTAAAGGTCAATCATTAAAGAAAGTTTTCAGAGGTGCTACATTCTACACTGCTGTCAGTGGTGGTAACTCTGTAGCTGATGATAAGATTTATTCTGTTATCGGCGGGTTACAAACCGACATAATGGAGACTCCATTCGACTACTCTATAACTGCTGGTGTACGAAAGATAGCTAGATTCGGATATGAAAACCGTGCAAACGTATTCTACGACGGTACAGAAAGATCTTACAGTGACGCAGCAACTATAGGTAGAATTAATGGTTTTGAGTTTTTATTCGAAGCTGATTGGAGAAGACAACAAGGTAGAGAGTTCTTAGATCAAGACTACTTTCTTAGATACGTAGCGAAGCACTGGATTGTAAAGACTGAATACTTACAGGATGGTTTCGCAGACGTAAGATACTTCGAGGCTTCACAGAGATACAGACTAAACATCAACAAGAAGTTTAGCTTGAACATCGGTGTGGCTGAAAGAATATCAGAGCCTTACGGTTACGATCCTCTTGAGGATTGGCTATTGTTTAACGGTAATCTACACTACACTAATCTAGCTATTGAAGAAGGGTACACTATAGATGTACAGCAGGGTGAGTACTTTGCTCCAGACGGTACCTTAGTAGCGAACAGCATCGATGTATGGGAGCAGGTGGTGATACCAGAGGTTCTGAGAGACTACACAAATAAAAAGAGAAACGAACTGCCAGATCAGTGGAACTACTCTTTGGTCGTGGGGTATGATTTCTACCATTACACTAAGGATTTCTGGACACACAGCTGGGCTAGTGTTATGCCCTACCACTTGAACACAGGCGGTGAGTACTCGTACTTCCAGACGACTGGTGACGAGCAATGGATCGATTATGGATTTGGCCTTATCTTTGGCTGGAGATTAAACAAGAGTCTTGGCGTTTTCTTAGAGGGAAAGTATAACAGATACTGGAACCGTGAATGGCATGACTTTTCTGTAGGACTAAATTATCAATTATACTGATGGCTCAACAAATTGGAGAAGATACTAAAGTAACCCTAGACCTTAAAACAATAGGGCTGGGTGCAGCAGGGCTAGCAGCCCTTATTGGGATGTGGTTTGCTCTTCAAGCAGACATAGCTTTAGCTAAAGAATTACCAGAGCCATTACCGCCAGATGTAACTCGCATGGAGTTTGATATGAAAGACCAATTGATTCGTCAAACTATTATGACGACGCAAGAGGATGTTTCAGAACTAAAGAGTGATCTTACTCGTATTGAGGAAAAAATAGATAAACTAAAGTAATGAAGGCAGCACTCTATATATCTTTATTTTCTATGCTGTCTTTTGCTGGTTCTATACCGCAAAATGGCATCTGTGTTGTTGAGTTCAACGCACCATTTAATAAAGTTAATAGTGTAGACTGGATTGAGGAGTTGTCTGATTGCAAAGGTAAAAGAGTAGACATACTTGCAAGCCCTGATCTTCAGCAAGAACATAAGATTGTTGTAGTGCCTACTGTCATAATCTTTAACGACGGAGAGGAGGTAGAAAGATTTCAGGGGAATATTATGATGCAGTTAGAAACTTCACGGGAAGAGGTACAAAGCGCTGTGGATGAAATACTTATAAGCTGGTTCTAATGAAAGCAAAGAAAAAAGATCCTAGATTAGCTAGAGCTGGAGTAAGCGGTTACAACAGAGCCAAACGTACACCTAATCACCCAACGAAGTCACACGTAGTTGTAGCTAAGGAAGGCGATAAGATTAAACTGATTAGATTCGGACAGCAAGGTAAAAAGGTCGGTACTGTAAAAGGCACGGCTGGGAAGCCTAAAGCTGGAGAGTCTGCACGTATGAAAGCAAAACGCAAAAGCTTCAAGGCTAGACACGCTAAGAATATAAAGAGAGGTAAAATGTCTGCTGCATGGTGGGCTGATAAAGTTAAGTGGTAATGAAAGTAAAGAAGTACAAGAAAGGAGGTAAGCTTAAGATCTCTAACAAGAAGATTTCTGTAAATCCACCAAAGGGTTACCACTGGATGGAAGAGTCTGGTAGATACTACCTTATGGAAGGTGACTACGTTCCTCACGCAGGAGCAGTAGCTAAAGCTAAATTCAAGACAGCTTCACACCCAAAGAAGTAATGAAGTTCAATAAGAAATATACAAGTGGTAGTTCTAATGTAGAGAAACGTAAGAAGCTAATGAAGCAGATTAGTGATATCTACAAAAAGCATAGAGGTACAAAAGCTAAACGAAAGAAGAAAGGCTTCCCTCCTGCTGTAGCTGCCAGACTAAAAGAGCTTATGAAACAACGCGATAAAATCTAAAAACTTACAACTATGAAAATGAAGATGAAAAAATACATGGGTGGTGGAAAGAAAGACATGCCTATGTTCGCTTACGGAGGTAAAATTTTTAAGGATGGTGGAAGCTTAGTTGACGCCCTTGCAAAAGATCCAGCTCAACGTAAAAAGATGGAAGCTGCTCTAGCAAAGAATAAGTAATGAAAGTCAAGAAGTTCAAGAAAGGCGGAATGGCTGGCCTTGACGCTGCACAGAAAGAAGTGTACCGTAGAGGCCTTGCTGCGTATATGAGTTCTGGTAACAGACCTAAGACGTCTCAACATGCTTGGGCTATGGGTCGTGTTAAGAGCGCTTTTGGAAAACGTGAAGCTGCTAAGATACGAGCTAAAAAAGGCAAAAAGAAATAATCCTTATATTTGCAAAAACAACTATAAATCATGGCAACAACAACTGCACAACTTACACTATCAAGTGCTGACCTAACAGGTGATGTGTTGAATCTGTCTGTTACTGCTACTCTTACGAATGCAGGAACTAACACAGGAGTGTCTCAAACTACGGGTGTAGCTCGTAAGTTTTATTCTTCGGCTCAAACAGCAACTCTTTTATTTGCTGCGGCTTCATACTCTGATAATACTGCTCACAAAGTTTACGTTAGAAATCTTTCTACTACTCCTAGTGAATATATAAATCTAGAGCTTGGATCTGGAAACTTACCGCTTGGTAGGTTATACGCTGGAGACTGGGCGTTCTTCCCTTGGGACGGAACTAACGACATCGACATTGATACATCTGCGTCTAATATGACTATTGAGTACGCACTATTCTTTGAAGACTAATGGCTACATTAACAGTAAATCTAAGAGTCAGTTCTCTAGACGTTCTTAGTAGCGCTCTAGATCTAACTACGCAATCAGCATTATCTGTAGATAGTGGCAGCTTGCTGAGAGCTAAAGTAAAGGGTACGGCTGCTGATACAAACGATATGATCGTGTATCTAGCAAACGACAAAAGCGACAGAGCATACCTTTACATCAAGAACTTAGATGAGTCTTTAGAGAACTACATCTACTTACGTAACGAAACTGAAAGCGACACTGCTTTATCTGCAAAGATTGGAGGTGGTGAGTTTGCATTTATTCCTTTATCACCAGATAAGACTTACGCTGTTTACGCAACGAAAGTTGACAGTATGGTTGAATACGGAGTATTTGGTAACGATAACTCATCAGTAATCTTCGGAGGTTCAGGATCATAAATAATTAGGATATGGCTAAGATAACAAACCCAGCAGCTCAGAACAAAGCAACGTTCGGACAGTTCGGATCAGCGCATCTAGACACTACTGGTCAAGACTTAACTTGTCCTACTGGATTCGTGTTCATTGCGGTAACAATGTTAGAAGACACAACCTTCACTCAGTTGGAGGCTGTCGATAACAGTACTACTGGAGGTTCTTTCGGTACTGATGGTACTGACAATGACTACGACGGTAAAGGTAACTACGTTACTACTGGTACTACCTTCCCTAAAGGACTTACTATTTACGGTGAGTGGGATACGATAGATATCGC